ATAACATCATCGTTTTCTTCGTTTCTTAATCCTGCAAAAAAACCTAACGATGTAAACATTGTTAAATTAGGAATAGCAAACACCCATTCCTCTAAATTATCCTTATTTAAGCCTGTACCTACAAAATCATTGTGATACATCATAATATCCTCAAGAATATCTTGAAAATCATCATATTTTCCGCTATCAGCAGTTTCTGTGGCTAAATATACCTGCTTTTGTATATAAGTTAGGTAGTTTGTAACCATATCCTCGTGTTTAGCGTTTATATGCTTAAATTTCTCCATTTTTGCAAAATTAATTATTACTATATGTTATCTGTCGCAGTTTTTGTGCAAATTTCAATTTTATAGTTGATTTACCCAAAAAATACTATTTTTTTACCTCTAAAGTGCTTATTTAGTGCCATTACAAGGCAATCAACCATATCATCATGCCTTGAAGCGGGAAATTGTTGGCATTGCATCATAAATTCTTCATTCCAAGCACCTTTTAGTAGAGTTACCCTTCCTACTTCAAGTGTTGGACTAACATCTTGCACTCTAGCCACCTTATCTTTTGTTGGTGGTTTATCTTCTTTTACATTCAATCCTGTTTCTCTGATTAGAGTTTGCACAATGGACTTACCACTTGCTTTAGGCTCTACAAATATTTTAGACTGACTTGAGTATCCATTCTTCTCTACAAACTTAATAATATGCTTGATGAGGTCAGGAAATTCAAGTCTTACATTCTGTACTGATGTTATTTGCCAAGTATTCTCAGCAAAGACGTATGCCATTAGTGCTGAAGGGTCATTTTTTTCACTTGCTGTGTATGCAGGGTCTATTATAAAATTGACCACACCTTCTTTTTGTTTTTCTTCGACCTTAAACCAAGATTTCTTAATCATCCCGCTATTTGCAGGTGTTGGTCGCTGTTGTAGTTGTCCTGCGTATCCATAAGAGCCAAGTGCCGACTTGTAGTCATCCAATACCTCTTGTGAGAATCTTTCTTTCCAAAATAAACCATCTTGATATTCATCAGCGAGGTGAGAAGGCTTCAAGTCGCTAGAAAGTTCTGCGGGAATACATATATGCTTATGTTTGTCAGGTGAGTTAAATAGTAAGTATCCACTTAGGTCATCTTCGTGTACTCTTTGCATAATAATTATCCTAACTCCCGTTGTTGGATTGTTAAGTCGTGAATACAATGTTGACTTATACCATTCGTTAGCATTTTCTCTTTCTATCTGCGAAGCTGCATTTTTTGGTGATGTAGGGTCATCGACTAGAATTATATCACCACCTTGCCCTGTTACCGAACCACCAACAGATGTTGCCCTTCTTGAGCCTAGATAATTATTCTCGTATCTTGCTTTTAGGTTTTGGTCTTTTTTGATTTGAAATGTTTCTCCCCAATGTTTTTGATACCACTCGCTATTGATTATATCCCTTGACTTGGTTGCGTGTTCAATACTAATATCTGCCGAGTATGATGCTGTGATAAATCTCATCTTAGGATATACCGCCCAACACCAAGCGGGAAACAACACCGTAACGAGTAGTGACTTACTACTACGGAAGGGAATGTTAATAATTATATCCTTATCCTTTGGTCTATTCTCCTTTATCCTTTCGGCTTCGGCTTGTAGTATATCGCAAAGATATTTATGGTGAAAGTTTACTGATATTGGAACAGAGGGTTCAGCTATCTCGAAGGCTCTGATGAAGAACTCATAAAACGATTTCTCGCAAATGGCTTTCTCCATTGCCTGAAGCAACTGCTTTTTCTGTTGTTTATCCATTTGTTTTTATAAATATCGGTGTTCCTTCTCCCATATAAGCACTCACCACATTGAACTCCATATATTCTATTGCATCAATGTATTTGCAGTTTTGTTCTTTGATTATTATATCTACACATTTATCGTAATCATAAACAACAAGTCCTGTTGTGGATGCTCCAATGATAGCATCATCAAAGCCATCTGCTTTCAATGCTACTTCCGATACATATTCCATTAAACTATCCATCTATCTCAATATAGTCTGCTAAGTCATCATCGTCATCGTCATCTCTTTCAAGATTCTCCATCTTAGCTTTCAATTCATCTAAGCTAACATTGTCATCTAACTTGATTTCTATCTTTCTACTATTCTCTGCTTTGATTTCTGTTGATTGTAGTTTTGGCATTGCGTAGTTTAGCAATTTAGCTATGGCATTGATGTAGGCTTCAGGGTTTTTAGCCGATAGCTTTTCGAGTGCATCCATAATATTTACTTCCTGCCCACTAAGAGCATTGGCAAGTATCTCCCTTGTTATCTTTGTGTTTTTTGATATGCTACCCTTTCTTCTTCCTGTGCCATTGTGGTGACCAAAGGTTCTTTTGGGTGTGTAGCTTTCCGTGTCGGGCAACTTTTCTTTTTCGTCACTCATAATACAAAACTAAATAAAATAATAGTAATATACAAATAGCTTTATCTTTAGCTTTATTATGTAGGGTATAGTATACCCTTCACGTACCCTTAATCTATAAAATAGACTTTTAAAATTTTTTTTGTATTTTTTTTACCTATATTTTTGCATTTCACACTACTTTTGCGAAAGATTGTCTTTTATTTTAACTAACTTGCGAACTTTCCTAGCAACGCTGAATAAACGTACTTCAATAATAATTCCTAAATATTATCTACTTATAAAATTGAACTTCATTTTGTTGTGGTTATGTACTAATGCATAAGTATAGTAATACTACTATTTGACGGAATCTAAAAAACACCACTTTTTAACAAATGTTAATAACTTTTTAAGTAAATTTTAAGGTAATAATAAAAAAAAAGGTGTAAAAATTGGCAATTTGCCGACCTCTACACCATTAAAAAAGTACTATAAATTGACTAATCTAAGCCGTTAACAGCCACCAAATAAAGCGGAAATAAATACAATTATTAACCAAAATGTAGATAAATTAACGTCTTCTAATCTTTTTTTGTTACTCATCTTTGTTATTTATTATTGTTAATATTTTATTTATTAAGTCTTCTTCTTTTTGCCCGTATTCTTTTGCTTTATCAATGTACTTGATACACTCTTTTAAAATGTTTTTTATTTCTTTTTTATGTTTCATTTTTTTATTATTTAATTGTTAATATATCGGCAAACTATCGCCACTATTAGAGCTTATACCGTAAAATTCGCCCTTACAAAAGTTAGAACAAAAACGCTCTTTTGTTTCTTTATTGCAATATTTGCAAAGGTTTTTAGAATTTATTTTTTTGCAATTGTTACATTCATCAACATCTGTTTCTTCATTGTATGTGTATTCGTCACAAGGTATACCACAAGAACCGCAAATGTATTTGTCTTTTGTTTCCTTTTCGCACCATTTACAAACCGTTTTAAGGTGTTCATTTATTTGCTCTTCTAAGTTGTGAAATTTTTCTCTGTGCATCTCGGAAGCCAACAAAGACGCTAACAGCTCACTGTTAAGTTGATTAGGTCTATAATCGTATTCATCCGCCAATTCTAAAGACTCGCACAAGCTCGGATCGTGTTCCTTTAAAAATTCCATAGCTCGAGAATAATATATGATATCAACATTAAAAAAATCCGTATCATTTAAAATGCTGTAAAGATCGTCAAAGGTTTGCACCTCTTCCCGCTCTTCATCTGTTAAATAATCGTTGATATTCTTTTCTAGTTGTTCACTTATCTTCTCGAAAAAGTTTAAGTTTGTCATTTGTTTGATGTTTAAAAAGTTAAAAAATAGTTATTGTTAAAAGTTTGTTTTTGTCCTTTGTGGCTCTTATTGTATTGCAATACGCCGTTGTTGTTATACTTGTAAGATATACATTCTTGAGTGCAAATAGTGTTTAGATAGTCTATAATTTTTTTCATTTCGTATTCTGTTTTTGTGGTTTGTCCTTGCATTATTAAGGTACTTTCTTTTTGTCCGTTATACTCTCCCTCAATTATTTTGTATTCTAGTTTTAAAAATACTTTTTTAACTCTCATATAAGATAAAATTTGCATTGCGTTTCTTCTGTTATTCTCTAACCCCAAATTTATTTTTAAATTGTTTTTTGGTGTTTCTTTTGGTTTTATTGTATAGGTCGTTATTGGCATATCATTAAAAGTTTATATTGTTATTACTAATATATTCGCTAATAAATAAAGCAATTAAAATCATTGGAACGCTTAGTAGATAAATTACGTCTTTTTGTGTTTGTGATAATTTCATTTTGTTTTAGTTTTAATTAATTATTTTGTTTGTACAAATATACAAATTTTTTAATACAAAAATAAAAAAGTTATATTTTTTTATAATTTATAATGATTCTAAATAAACTGATTTTTATATATAAGTACGGGCGAATAAAAATATTTTTGAATAAAACAAATAAAAAAGAAATAATTTTTTAATTTAGAATGATTCTAAATAATGAGGTCGATAGGGTAGGAGAGGAGGTGGTCAGTATAAAAAATTCGGCAGGTCAATGGCAGTTTCAGGGCAGTTTCAGAGCAGTTTCGCTGAGGTCAATGGCAGTTTCAACAGGTAAAAAAAATGGGAAGCAGTTTCAATACTACCTCCCATTCCAAAACAAAATTCATAAAAACAAGTACTATGCACTAACATAATATCTTTTACCTTTGGTTCTAAGCCAAAGTAATCTATTCAATGGCACACTTCTGTATGCGTTCTTATTCATATCGTACACATTGATTAAGTCGTAGTCAGCAGGATTGTATCGCTGACCCTTTCCGTTAAGACCCTTTGTTACATTGAACCTAGCCAACATAATTCTTTTAGTTCCATCTTTCTTAATAAACTCAAGTGAAAACATTCTGTTATCTTTTCTCATCTTGTTTAGTAAATGCTTTGCTTCTTTTTTAGTAATCATAATGATGTAATTAAATTCGTTATTGTTTAGTTTGTTTATCATTGGTGTGTCGAAGTACCCCCTAGTACCCCCCTTACTACCCCCTGTATCCGTAATACCTGACAAAGATATATAATTTTTTTTAATAAAACAAAATTTTTTTACTTATTATAGGTTTTCCCTCGTAAAATCATATTTATTATTGGCTGAGATACACCATATTTGTCGGCTAATTTCGTCTGACTAATGCCACCTGCACCATATTCCTTGCGTATTGCTTCAGCTTCCTCCAAAGTGAATTTGCGTTTAGCATATCCACCACCTCGCATATCTTTTCTGTCGTATATATTAATGCTCATTTAGTAAAATTTTATAGCTGATTCTTCGGCATTTTCAGATTCTTGTAATACCTTTATCATTGTCCTTCTTATTTTTGCAATATATGAGTTAAGGGTTTCTACTATATCATCTCTACCATCATCAATATATCTATCCCTTTTATTCTCATAATTTATTAACAGGTGTTGTAGTGCCTGTACTTGAATATGCTTGTCTGTTATTCTTTCAATCATAGTTCGTTTTCTAATTTTTCTATCTCAAACTTGAGGTGATTTATAGCTTTTTTCAAATCATCAATATGCTTTTCTTTACTAGACATACCCTGCTCCTCTTTTTTACCGCATCGCAAGAGGTAAGTAGTGGCAGTTCCAACATTGTAGGACAAATCCCAATCCTCGCATACTTTCCTTGCTTCGTAATTGTAGTGCCTACCGATGTAGTAGTTCGGTATGTTTCTTTCCTTAGCAGTTTCAAGGGCATCATTTTTAAATAGTTTATCATTTACTCTTTTCAGTTCCTCAGCATTTGCTTGTGTAGTATCCATATTCCTTGTGTATTCGTAGTAATATTTAGATTTCATTATTAAAGTATTTATCTATTATTTCCCTGCAATGGTCGAATCCCTTGCAACATATTGCGTAATAACCCCTATTTAAAGCGTTCTGAATGAATAACTTTTGCTCCTTTGATGGATATGACTTCTTGTCTTTCTTTAATTCTATAAACAAACCTTTGTAGGTTTCGTTTGGCTCGAATATAAGCAGGTCTGACACCCCTTTCAAATATCCTGTACGCTTTGCTTTGAGCCTTTGTGAATAGTGCTTTTGAAACTGACCACCCATTGTTGCAGTAAACAGAACATTTGGATATTGCAGTTTTAAGTATTCTACTATACTTATCTGCACTCTTTCTTCGCTTAACTTCGGTTTGTCTGACATTCTCTAGTTCTTTGATTCTTTTCTCATAGTCAGCACATATCTCTTTAAGAATATCCATTCGAAATTCAATATCACTAACATCATCTTTTAAATCTTTGATTGCGAATATAAGATATAAAATAGAAATAAGCAAGAATGTAATAATTATAGTTGTCATTTCAATCGTTTTGCTTTGTTAATAGTTTCGCCTATCATATTCTGATTATCTCTATCTCTCTGATAATCAGTTAGTTGACGTTGTTGTCTTTTAAGGTTTGCCTTAGCTTTGTATTCCTTTAGCCAAATATTCCAATTACGGACATTGACAAACCCGCCACTATCAGAGTGCCTAATACCCTGCTCAAATGCGAACATTACCTCATCCATCTCCATTGAGCCATAGAACCTAGATAGGTCATCTACTAGCAGTTTCGACATCATTACAATTTGTTCTGTATCAGGTTTCTGACCCAACATAAGATAACACTTGCTCAATACATCTACACAATCAATATTTAATTGCTCTCTATCGTTGGTAAACCTATACCATATTTGTTTAGTCTTATCCATTACATTATAATATTATCTCTTGTTGCCATTCTTCTCATATCAGCTTTATCGTGGCAAACAAACCCTGTTACCATATAATGCATAT